AGATTTATCAGGCGAGCTTGCTTGCGCTGGTGGTAACTGTGAAGTTGTTTAATTAAATAAAATTTTATATTATGAATTTAGAAGAATTATTAGATACAATGCAAGATGAAATGCACAGTGCTCATGAAAACATAGAAAAGTTTATGGCTGGAAATAAATCAGCTGGAACTAGAGTTAGAAAGAGCATGCAGTTTATTAAAGCTAAAGCCCAAGATATAAGGGTGCAAGTTCAAGATATGAAAAACAATTCTTAAATAATAAAAGGGGCTTCGGCCCCTTTTTTATTTTACTATTTTAAATATTACATAACCTACTATAACAGCGGTCATACACACTGGACACGGGCACATAACTAACAGTTCCATCTTCTTCTAGCTGCTTTACCTCTTTCACTTTTCCAACTTCGTGATCTAGCGCAGAACGATTTTCTACGCTTTGCTTTTTTACTGTCTGGTTTTAATTCAGATGGTGGTGTAGTAACAGCAGTCTGCAAATTACTACCTGGGTTTTTACGCTTATATTCATTAACACCTTTTTGAGTCATACCTCCACCAGCAGCGGCGCCAGTACCCGTTGGCCTTGCTTTATTAAAATTTTTACCAGGACCTATAGTACGTCTTGGTTCTGCTGATTTTGTAAACGGCGTAAAGCCTTTCATTTTAAAAGCCATATTATTCTCCACATTTTTTTGAAGGATCATCTACTCTTCTCCAGTCTTCTTTTTCAAACCAGTCTCTTAATGTTGCTCCAGGTTTACGAGCACCGCTAACGTTTGTTTTAGATGATCTTTTATATTTACCAGCTGCGCCAGCTGATTTTTTAGAACTTACTAATTGTTGTTTTTTACTAGCGCTTAAGCTACGTATTTTATCTGCTGGTAAACAAGTTTTAGTTGTACCACCACCTTTTTGTTTTTTCATTGGCGAAGACTTACGGCAACTACCTTTAGAGCCTTTAGCTGTACCAGGTACACGCTCGTAACCCTTCCAACACTTCATTGGAGACTTACCTTCAAATGCCACAAAGCCATTCATTTTAAACGCCATTATACTTTATTTTTTATGTGTTGATACATTGCTTCACCTAACTTTTCACCCATCATGCTATCTGATTTATAATGAGCTTTAGCTATTCTTCTACTATCAGATATGTTCTTACCAGCTTTAATAAATTGTTTAGCTGCTTTAGGAAATTTATCTGCTAGCACTTTACCTATTAATATACCTTGAGTTGAGTGACCACTAGGATATGAAGGAGTTTTCATAGAACTCATTTCGTAATCAACCATGTCAATACCTAATTTTTTAGCTATAACTTTTGGTCTAGGTCTATTAAAATGTTTTTTTAATCTACTAACAACCGGAGCAGATTTTTTAATTAAATCTCCAACTAATTTAGGATCGTAGTTAGTTATGTTATTTTTAGCAGCTATGTCAGCAAAAGTTTTTTCAATATTGTCATACTTTTGAACAGAAGTTTTGTTCATAGGTATAGTATTAAGTTGCTTTACCTCCTGCATTGTATTAAAAGAATTATCAGAAGGTGGTTTCATATTTTTAAACTTATCTATATTAAAACCTTTAAACATTTTTATTTTGTTTTTTTAAAGTAATCTTAGCAGACTTAGCTAATCTAGCCTGTTCCATTTTACCCATTACTTTAGCTCTTTGTTCTAATACAGTTAATATTTGTACTTTTCTAGCATAAGGTTTATTTATGTTCATTACTTTAGCTATTGTTTTTCTAGCATCAGCTACTGTTGCAAATTTAATACCAACTGTATCTTTAGGATTTTCGTCTGTGTATAATCTTCTACCGCTACCTTTAGGCTTTTTACCAGTTCCAACTAACGGATCTTTTCGTTTTAACGGTGAGTCTTTTTTCTTACCTATACGTTTTCTAACTATATTCATTACAGTTTTCATTTTGCTAGCATAAGCAGGTTTTTTGCCTCTATTAAAAACGTATTGTTGATTTAAGCTACCGATTATTTTTTGAAGATTACCGCCTCTTGTTTTAATTAACCAAGAAGCTAATGCTGGTGGTGATAAATCTCTAAATTTACCTTTAGCATCAGGGGCATCTGAGTCATGCCACGTAATAGACTTAGAAGTTTTTTTAGCCATAGCTTAACACTTACCAGCCTTTTGAGATTTAACAGCAAATCCACTAGCATAAGCGCTAGGCCAAACTTTATACCTACGTTTAGCATAAGCTTTGCAGCTAGCGCTAATTTTATTAAATGGACTAGACATTTGCTCCATGCGTCTTCTACCGCATCCAGTTTTAGGTATTGGATTATTTTTTTGTACGTATGCCATAATTTTATCCTTTATCTGGATCTGTTTCATCAAAGCCTTCAAAGCCAGTTGACCCACCTTTTTTAATTGTAACTTTTTTAGTTTTTCTATTATAAACATAATCAAGACTCCCGTCAGACATTTGATCTATTTTAGCTCTAATATCTCTATCATCTTTACCTTTTTCAATACCAGCTATAATCATTTTTTTAATTTTAGCTTGAGTTGCAGGTGGATCCATCTTTTTCATTGGAGACTTTTTCATTTTTTTAGGAGAGTCAATTACCCCTCTGCCCATAAGCACGTCTGCTTGAGTAATCTTACCGTCTTTATTTAAATCAGGAAACTTTTTTTGCATAGCTGATTTTTTTGCCATTTTCATAGCCGCTTTACTCATGCCTGTTCCTTTACCTGGGTCAAAACCCTTCATTTTAAATGCCATAATTATTGAAATTTGTTAAGTGTTATAGTATCAACTGCATGTTGTACTGTTTTTTTATCTGCTTCTAATTTAAACATTACATTAGGGTTGAAGCGAGCCTTCTCAATACCGTTATCGAATATAATAACTGTTGGTACAGCTGTAATATTATAATCTGTTTGTATGTCCATAGATGACATAATATCCACACGATATACATTACATCCTTTTAATTTATTTAATTCATTAAACTGATTCATTTTGTTCCAGTCAGCCCAAAATTCTATAGCTACAACGTCTTTAGCTATTTTATTTTTAAAATTACTATTATCAGCGAATTCTTGAGCACTACATGTACCTATAGAAAATACAAGAAACATTACAAATACATAAATAAAGTTAGATATATCTAATGTCATTTTCTTAATAGTTTTATTTCCTCTTTCATTTCATCTACCTCCTTTATTACTGCGTTAATTTGATTACGAGCCATTTGATCTTTCATGTTAAATTCCATACGAGTTGGTGGCCACGTATTAGTAGCAGCTGGGTCACCCATGTCTATTGTATATGTACCAGTGCCTGGTTTAGGTAACTCTAATGCCTTTTCTACTTTACCTTCTAGTTCTGAAAATTTAGAATTAATACTAGCCATTAAACCAAAGTAAGCAGATATAATAGTAGCAACAGCTACTACTATACTGATTAATGTTTTAACACTAATTTGAAATTTGCTTTCTTCTGAAAGTTCTTTTGCCATAATTATACTATCTTAGTATTTCTTTTCTTTTCTTTTTCTCTAGCTCTAGAAACGTATACATCATCTGTAAGCTTCCTACCAGTTTTTCTATAACCAATACCTGATTTTCTTTTAACTTTTTCCTCTACAACACCAGTTTTAGGATTAAATACAGCTTTCCTTTTTGCAGTGTCATCAACTATTTTTCCTTTTTTATCTTTACCAGTAAATTTAAATTTAACATTTCTTGTATCGCCAAAGTTTCCTTCAAATCCAGATTCCTGTGCTTTATTTTGACCTTTAACAGAAAGCATTTTTATAGTTCGTTTACCAGTTAATATATTTTTTTTAGCAACGTTTTTCTTTTTTGTTTTACCTGGCTCAATTGAAACTTTTAATCTTTTTACTGCTTTACCGTCTTTATATTTACCAAACTCTGAAAGACCAAGATTTTTTTTCTTGTGTTTTCCAGTTCTTGATATTTTAATTTTTTTACTACCTACATTTCTTGTTCCATAAAACTGCGTAGCTGCAGCTGATCCAGATGCTCTTTGCTCATCAGTTATTGCTTTTGGATCAGATGTAAAATCTGCATCCATCTCACCTCTGTTTTTTGGTCTATCAATTTTTTTAATTTTTTTACTTTGTTTTTCTACTTTAATATCTTTTGTGTGTGGTGGATCTATTTCTTTTTTTAATGCAGACATTTTTTTAGCCATACCAGTGCCAACACCAGGGTTAAACCCTTTCATTTTAAAAGCCATAATTATCTTATTTTAAGTTTTAATTTTCCATTTTGAATATACAAACCTTTAGGTTCTCTAATAGCCTGCCCATTAATATTATAGATTACACTATTTTCACTAGATTTATTTATAAGTTCATCAATATTAGTATTACAAGGTAATCCAGTTGCGCAATCAATGTATTCTGTAATGTATTCTATAAACTCTACATATTCTATTTCTACAATAGTATCATAAACAAATACTTCTACATATTCAATAACGTCAACAAATAAAGTATCTAATATATCTTCATATACAGTTACTGTATCAGTAATATAAATATATTCAGGTACAAATACTTCTACTTCTACTGTATCAACTATAATTTCATATACATACTCTGTATTTATTATAGTATCATATATTGTTTCATACTCTGTTACATAAACCGTATCACAGTCTGGTGGAGGTGGAGCACATTGTTCTATAGGTGTAGGCTCAGCGTTAGCCTCATCGCTACCATCTACACAGTCTTCCCAGCCGTCATTTAAATAAAACAAATCTGGGCCATTAGGTACACAACCGTTAGGTGAATATTGCGTCCAGTTTGCTGGATCATCTCCACAATAAAAACCGTTTTGTTCTGCACATTCAATACACAATTGTTGAAAGTCAAGTTGCGCACTAGCAAGCGAGCTAATAAACGCAAATAAAATTATAATATATTTCTTCATAGTTATTTTTTTAATGGTTTTGTGTCTCTTTTTCTAACTCTAGATTCTCGCTGTTCTCTTAAAAACTTACGATCTTCTTTTGTGTAACGGTATTTTTTACCTTTTAATTCTCTCTTTTTTTCTTTTAATCCAGCTATAGCAGATTTTAGATTTGTTTGAGCTCTTTTGTTACCTATTTTTTTTAGTCTTTCTATTCTAAGATCTTTAATGCTTGATTTAACTTCTTTTAATCTTCTTTTGTTTTGGCTTTTTTCTTCTTTAGCATCAGCCCCTTGTGTATCATAACCTCTTTTGTTACCTTTCATTTTATTAGGAGAGTTAAACTTACTCATATCAATATGACTTTTGTTTTTAGTAAATAACTCACCATCACCTCTTTCTACAACTGTATTTCGTAGTTTTAACATACGTTTTTCAAGTTGCTTTATTCTTTTTAAATCTTTATCTTGTTTAGCTTCGTTATACTCATTATCGTAAATACCTAATATTTCTCCTTCTATTCTATCGCTATCTGTTTTCTTTACTTTCTTACCGTCAATTTTTTTATTTGTTCTTAGTTTAAAAGAACTTTGAGCCTTGTCCATGCCCGTGCCTTTACCAGGATTAAATCCTTTCATTTTAAATGCCATATCTTAAAATATTAAATAGTTAAAACCAAATTTTACTTCGTATATTTCTTTACCCCAATATCTCATGTGTATACCTTCTACAAATAAACCTAAGCTTTTAGTTATCTTAGTTCCAAATATAATGCCAGCGTCCCACTCTGCCATACTGTCTTTATATTCATATGAGTAATCATCTAACCCATAATGATATGGTAAAAAATTATACCATGTGTGTAGCCAAAATTTAGGCGTGTACTTATAGTAAGCAACTCCTAATACTGCACTAAGTTCTTTTTGTAAACCTAATTTCTCAAGTTCACGTTCATTATATCTTGCAACCGCGTTACCGAAGTAGTGGTTGAAGAACTCATCATTAGAGGTAGCTACCAATACTGAGTCTCCACCACTAACATCGTACCAGTTTTGGTCTATATAAAAGCCTTGATTCCAAGGTTGAGGCACGTAACCAAAGTCTTCTGCTAAATCTTGAAATGTACTTTCGCCTGGTACCCAAAAATCTTCTATAGGATTTACTCCATATACTGGGTGTATTCTAAATACAGTTCCAATAGTAAAATCCCAATTACCTTTATTAAATCTTATTCTATAATCTAATGATGAATATCTTAAATTTACCCTTTCATTATCTGTATACTGCGCTTTAGCAACGAACCAATCACCGAGGTAACGTAGCCAAAAATTTTGCTCAGTAAACTTTTCACTACGATTACGTATAAAAGAATAATTAAACAAATACTCCCAGCCATTAGCATTACCAATAGTAACATTGTCTGCAGTATTTCTTTCGGTTCCAGTATACCATGTTTGTCTTTTCGTCTCATAATCAAATCTAGCTATTTTACGTAACCCTAACGTTAAATTGTAATCGTACGCATTAATTTCAGTTATATCTTCATAACCTTTATTTACAGCTCTATAATCTTCTCTTTCAACAAACGATGTATTCATTGACATCGATGTGTAAAAAGTAGAATATTTAAAGAAGTCTTTTATCTGTGCTGTACTTATAGTACTAACTAACAGAAATAATATTAATAAATGTTTCATTTTATAAATCTAAATCTTTACTATCTAATAATGTATAAGTAAAGCTATTGCTCCACTTATCTCTAGCAACTCTACATATATCCATAAACTCATGCCAATCATCATTAGCTGCTATTACTTGACATCCAGCTGACCACTTGTCTACTTGTTTAGATTTTTTACCACCCCATTTAGTAGCTCGATGTATATTAATTCCAAATAAACCCGTTTGTGTATTATCGTCACTCAAGTCAAACTTGTCATCTTTATTAGCATCACGGTATACTGTAACAGGACGACATTGCCCTAACGCTTCGTATCTACCTTGATGTAATCTAATTTTATGAGAACCGGGATATTGCCCTTCTTTCAAGACGGCCACACCTTCCTTTCTCATTATATTCTCCACCCAATACCTACCGGGATCAGTTGTACAATCATAACAATAAAATTCCCATTGATCATCACATTTAAATGATAATGTAATTTTATCGTCAAACTTATTTGTTACTTCGTTACCTGTGTCTGAGTTTCTTACACCAACTATGTTAATATTATAGTCACCTGTTTCAAACCATTTGTAACCTTTTTGCTTTACAGCTTTTTCTATTATGTCTTTTGTTAAATTCATTATTTATTATTATTTAATTACTATATCACAACTAGAAGATCCAGTTGTTTTTAATCTTAAACTAAACACAGTGTTATCAAATGATATATTATCAGTTAAAACTAAAGACGTTTTAGCTGGTATATCTATTTTGTTATACAAAACGTAGGTTGTTGAGCCATCAAATAAGTTTAATGATGTTGTCTGTGTAGCGGAATCATGAGTATTAGATATAAGTATTTTACTAATACCACCACTTCTACCACTATTTTTTTGTATTAATACAACGTTGTCTTGATCTCCTGAAAAACTTTTATATATTGCCATTATATTAAATTTAATGTTGTTCTTTTAGTTGTTACCTTACTATTAGAAGGATCAGTGTATACTACAGTCATTACTATACTGTGAGTTGTTTTACCTTTTACTGTAGTAAAAACCATATCACCGAATGATACTACTGTATTAGCGCCAGTTGCTATAGGTGTTTTAGCTTTATTAACGGCTATCTCTGTTCTAAGATAATCTAGCTCTTCTTGTAATAATCCTATTTGATAAACTAAAGCTGTTAAAGCAGGTTCTTTAGAAGGTATATCACATATTTTAGAAAGATAACCATTATCAAACTCATCTTTTAAAGCGTCTTTATCTGAGCCTGTTTTGCTGTGTATTGTTGTATATTTTTTATTTGATAATGCCATAATATTAAGTTGTTAAATCAAACACTAATTCTATTGTTATATTTTGACCGCCATCTGGATCATCAGTTGGGTCTATTCTAACAGCCATTGTATCACCTTTAGAATAAGCGTTTGATACAGAGGTAAAATCAAATTCTATTGCATCTGCGGCATCTACAACTTGAGTTACGGTGCCTAACTCTGTTGTTACTAGTGCTCCTGAAGCTCCTTTAAATAATGTTAGTTTTGTAGAACCCATATCCGTTTCAGTTCTTAACATCATTTTTTTTACAAAACCATCATAAGGCCAAGTGAAGTTTACATACTCTGGAGAAAACGTCGCTGTGTTTTGTTCGCTAATACTGCCATTTAAAGGTATATATCTTGAAAATGGAAAATTCAAAAAGAATCCAGCATTTAAAAAATGATGATGTACATTTTTTGTTTGTATTTCGTTACCTTCTATTGTCACGGTACCAGCAGCAGATCTAGCTATTGTAGTATCTGATGCGTGGCCTAATTCTATATTATTTGTAGTTGTAACAACTCCACTACCACTTATAGAAAATTTTTCAGTAGGAGCATTAACATTGCTATCACTACCACCTCCACCTGCGTCGCCCCAAAATTTAAAACTACCACTAGCATTATTACCTGTACTAGCGCCTGCCACGATAATTACGTCACCTCCTTGCTTGTCAGTACCATTAGCATGTGCACCCTCAATATATGCTGCCGCTTGGTCTGTAGCGCCAGACGCGGCATTAAATTTAATCATGCTAGGTATAGCAGTTGTAAATACAGAAAACCCATCTAAAAGAATATTAGATCCAACAGCGTTAGTTATAGCAGAAGGGTGACCTGAACTATAAGTACCTCCTAAAGAAACTTTACCACCATTGATCACATCGCTAACAGTTAATTTATTTAAACTATAATTTAAAGTAGATTCTGATGTCACTGTTCCATCACCATCATCTGTTATTAAAGCATTTGCGGTACCGCCTAAAAAACCAGTCATGGTAGTTATGTTTGGCTGTGTTGCCTGTGTTGTAGCTGTATCAGGAGCTAACCCAGTTATAGTAGCGACAGTACCAGCTTGCCCTGTTGTATTTTGATTTAAAGTTGGTATGTTAGTACTATGTATAGTGCCAGCGCTAGCGCTAGCCCAATCTACATGCTCAGCTGCTACAAAGTTTGCTAACGAATCGTGATCAATAGTGCCTTGAGTTGCAACTTGTATTACTCCACTATTATTTGCAAAAGCGGTACTACCCATAGTTAATGTGCCGGCTATTGTTGTTGTTGAAGCCGCTCCGGCTCCTATTGTTACGTCTACTTCACCATCAGCATTTGTATCGCCTTCTATTTTTAAGCCTTCTGTTAAAGTTCCATCAAATTCAGCAACTTGAAAAGATAATCTACCAGCTTCTTGGCCAGCTGTAGCATCTGAAATTTCACTATCAATTACACTATAAATTTGTTGGTTACCTGCTTCGTCATCGCCTTTAAAAGCAATAGTACCTAGTGTGTCGTCGTCAGCCCCATCTGCTGATTTTACAAACTCAATGCCAGGTCCAGCGGCTCCAGTATCAGTATTAGTTAAAGTAAAGAAAGGCATGGTACCGGCACTCGTTGAAGAAATATCTAGTATACTAAAACCACCGATTGTATTGTATGTAAATGTAGCTTCAGCGTTTAAATCTGTACCTCCTAAAGAAGTTACAATTCTATTATCTGCAGCATTTGCTATAGTAAGCTCACCTGCTTCAGTGTCAGCTTTTACTATTTTGTTATTTGCGTCTAGGCCAAGGTTACCTCCACTAGCTATTGTGCCAGTGGAGATATCTTCTAAGTATACGTCGTTACGAAACCTAGCTATAAAATCAAATATATGTTGACCTATAAACTTCATTATTATATTTCAAAACCAAAGTTTAAAATCATAAATCTAAATCTAGGACACGTGCCTTTATTATCACACTTTGCACAAGGGCAAAACATAATTTCAAACATAGTCCACGTTCCTAGTCTAAATGTTAATTCATAAATTTCTTTTTTATTACCTGCTCTCCAGGAATTTATCCAATTTACCATATTTTTAATTTTTGATTACTATAGTATTATTACATGTTTATTGGTGAGCATAACATTTTTTATTCTCGTTCTCTGTCTTGTTCTTACATCTTTGGCCATTAGATTTAGTTGCTGTACATCTGTATTCTTTTTTACCGTCACCATCAGTATCGCTACCTTCTTTAAATTCCCTATGATAAACACACAAGAATTTTTTCTTTTTAGTATCACCTCTCATATTACATCTTTGACCATTAGATCTAATACCAGAACATCTTAATGTTTTTATACCTTCATCTTTCTTTCTCTTTTCTTCTTTTTTCTTTTCCTCTTGTTTGATTTTTTCTTTTTCTATTTTCTTTTGTTTCTTTTCTTCCTCTTTCTTTTCTTTCTTTTCTATTTTAACTTCTTCTTTTGCTTCTTCTACTTCTTCATCTTTTATACCGATATCCCATTTGTTCCAACCTGCTATTAAAGCCGCTCGTTGCCATAGCTCATGTTGTCCCGTTATAGCTTCTTCTAAGTTATTAGCTTTGTTTAATAATCTATTTAGTGGGATATTTGTTAAACCTTCTATAACTCCAGTTGCTGCTTGCAATTTAGGATTTTCTAATCTAAATTTTAATTTATCACTAATATCTCTACCATACTCTTTAGAGCTGTAAGCGTTTGCTACTTTTCTAACTTTACTACCTATTGGTGGAGACAAATTAATAGCCTCACGTGCTATATTCCATTTAGCCTCTCTACCAAAACCTTTACCTTCTTGAGCTAATTCAGATTCTTTTTGCCACGCTAGAGCTGTGTTTTTTAAAGCAGATATTAAGGCACCATGTATTCCAAGTCCTCGTAAAAATGAGTCTAACGCTCCATTTAAAGCTCTTGTAGTTTTTTCTTCAATTAAAGGTTCGTCGTCGCTACCACCAAATACTAAAAATGCTAAAGCTGATTGTAAGCTAGCAAATACTACGTTTTGTACAGCACCGTAATATATTATTTTAGATATATTAGTTTTAGTATCACCTCTACGATTAACTAAATCAGATAGTGCCTTTTTAGTTAATCTACCATATTGCATTGTTACGTTTTGAAAAGCTAATACTAATCTACCTAATACACTAGCTTGCTGTTTAGAAACTAAATCTTCTCTTGATGACTGCTGTGTTTCTTCTGCTATTTCTTGAAAGTCTAACATTGCTTGATCGTTAGCTTGTTTAGCAGACATACCTTCTTTAATATATTTATTATATCTGTTTCTATAAAAACTAGCACCACCAAAAGCAATAGCTGTACTATCTGCTATTTGTGTAGGTAAAAATCCTTTTTCTAATAAAAAGTTAAGTACAGCTTCATATGAATTACCATTTTCTTTAAATGACTTAGTTAATTCAGAAGCAGAAACATCTGTTTGTAAACCTCTTCTTCTTTGTTTTAATTGATCAGAATTAAATAACATTACAAAGTCTTTCCAAAACTGTGGTTGATTAGCAAATGCAGCAGTTGCTTTAAATATATTATTATCACTAAAGTTTACAAAGTTTACAGCTGACAAAGTTTGAAGTAGCGCAGATCTAGTGTTAAAGAACATAATAGAACCAACAGCTCCGTTAATCCAGTTAACCATCATATTTACTTCTCTGTCTTTACTTACAACTCTATTACCACCGTTTTCCATACGGTATAATATATTATTCAACGCTTCTATAAATCTTGTTCCATATACAGCTTCTATTTTATTTAAATTTTCTTGACTAAATATTACATCTTTATTTTCTATCCACTCTGATAAAAATTCTTGCCTACCAACTTTATTAACGACTCTTATTAGATCGCCACCAATACTACTAACAGACCAGTTTTGCCCAGGCGCTATATAACCATCTTTTCTTTTCGTTATAGTAGACAACGTATTTGCAAAAGTCATTAAGTCTTTATTGTTTTTTACGTGATTAACTAAAGTTGTTTTTAAGCTTTCAGATATACCAGGTATATCAAAACCATGCTTATCCCATAAATAAACTCTAATAGCAGAATCATTAGTAAAGTTTGTTCCAGGTACTTTATTGTTTATAGACTTAGAAACTTCGGGCATCGCCTTCTTTAAATTAAGATAATCGTTGCTCATGTTTTGTTTATATGTGTTCCAAGCTCTAATACCTTTAGCGAAAGGTTTTAGCAACGCTTCTTCCATAAACTTCATGTCTTTATTACCTTGCTTACCTTTACCTAAAAAGTAATACAATAAACCTTTAAAATCTTCAGCTGATGGTGGTATATATATAGAAAATCTACCTATATCTTTACCAAGCTTTTTAGCCTCAGCTTCAGAAAATATTTTATCAGCAGCAATACCTTTTTTACGTTCAATCATTTCATTAAAACTAGTATTCATTGCTTTACTAAATTTTACTTTAGCTTGAACCACATCTGATTTAACATCTAGTTGATTTAAAACATCTCTAACGGCTTCAACGTTTTGTAAAGCATCATCGGCAAAATACATATCATTGTAACCTTCAGCAAACTTTTGTATAAACCACTCAGCTTTAGCCTCAGCTGTACTATTACCTAAACCTGTAATATTTCTTAATGGTATATCTAAACCTTGTGATTTTAAAAACTGTTGTATAGGGCCAGCTGAAGCAGCAGGTCTAGCAGTTAAAACAAATATATCTTTCGCCCCAAACTTCTTAGATCTTTCTTTTGCTTTATCTAATAACGGGCCTGGCGTACCATCAACAACATCGTTGAACTCTGAAAAGTCAAATGTTCCTCCTTGTTCTAATATTTCAGCTCCTTGCTCTGCAAACTCAGCGGCGTCTAATCTACGTTTTTCATAACTAGAAACAAAGTCATCCATTTGTTTTACTAAATTATCTGGCATAGGGCTTTGCTGTGTTAAGTTATCAGTGTTAACTTCCATGAACCTATTACCAAACATGTCTTTAAATGAAGATTTATTGTTTTGTACCGCTTCATGATTACGTCTAACTATAACATCAAGCAACGATCTTTCTTTTCTAGCTCTATTACGCTCTAAGGCCACATCTAATGAAGTATCTACGAATAACATACTAACATCATACCCTTTGCCAATAAATTCATCTACGAGCTTCTGCATTGTTTTTACAGAACCTCCAGTACCATCGACAACAACTCCATTAGCGTTACCTTGATACTTCATCATTTTATTTCTAGCTATTTTTCTAGCTTGAGCTCCTAACTTACCTAAAGTACTTCTTTGTTCTTTTGTTAAGTCTCTCATATCTGCAGGTAAACCTGAGTTTTTCTTTAACCACTCTAACGATATATCTGAGTTCACTATTTTAAAACCCATACCTTCTAAACCTAATTTACTAATTACGTTACCCTTACCACTACCGGCACCACCAGCTAAAAACACAACCTTACGTTTTGGTTTAGGCGTGCCTTCGGGGTTAGGTATTGTAGCTCTAACTCCAGATTTAGTAAAACCTAAAGTATCATCAAAATCAAAAACAGATAATCCTTGTGTCTCTCCAGTTTTGCTAAATAAAACTTGGTTATCAAACGCATCATTTAAATTTTGTTTTGATTGTGTTTCAATAGCTGGTTTAGATAATCTAAAGCTACCGTCAGCATTAATATTAAAATCTTCTGCTAAAGTTGTTCCAGTTTGTAAGTTAATAAAATTATTAGGATTCATACCACCTTCAATAGCCGCTACATATTGATTAAAATATCTTTCCCACCAGTTGTTTTCAAAAACGTTCCACGGAGCCTCAACAAACTTACCATTAACCTTCCGCACGGCCATAAGGTTATTTAATTTAGTTGCAATTAACTTGTCATCGTCAGTTTTTTTCATAGCAATTAATTTGTAATTTTTCTTAACTGCTTCTAAAAATTCAGCAAACTGTTTAGGGCTTTTTATATTACCAGCCGCGTGCATTAATAATCTATAAGATGTAGCATTTTGTAAAGCGTGCTCAAATAAATAATCGCCTTTGTGAGATATATCAAAATACTCAAGTGCGGCCCCTATTCTATGTGGATGACTCCCTTCGCTTTGAGAGCCTTTTAACCAATGTAATAATGGCGATACTAAAGTAATATCATCTTGCACCATTTTATGTATTGCTACCCACATTTTAGTAAAATTATCTACGTTTCTTTTGTTTAGTCTAGATATTTCTTGCCTAGATATCTTTTTGCCTTTAGCTAATAAATTTCTTAAAGATTCAGTACTATATTTATTTCTAGCAAATCGCTCGTCTTTCCCAAACTTAATTTTTTTATCTAGTTGAGCTTTAGCGTATTTTCTAGTTTGATGACCTAAATTATTATTTCTACCAGATATAGTTGAAGATGTTATAGCTACATTTTTAGTTATAAACCCAGGGCCTATCATGGTATCAAAGTTTTTTATTATAGTAACCATGTCCTTGACAAAACGATCTACGTTGTCCATGGTTATTTTAGGATGTTTTTGTCCTAAGTTTTCAGCTGTTAAAACATCTCCATTATCTTTACTAAACATCACATCTAACTGACCTGGAACTATAGCAGAACCTGGTCTACTAATACCTATATTAGCTGCTTGTAAGTCTTGTATTTCTCTAGCGGCTTGATTAAAAGCAAACACAGAAGTTTGAACAACTGTTCCTTTTAATATTGGGTCAAATTTTCTAGTATGCTCTGTTAAAGAAAAATCAGGGTTAATACCAAACTCAGCCTTGATTTGATCGTCAGTCATGTTATCTACATTAAGAACTTGGCCTTTTATATTAGGTACTCTTATTCCAGGATTAGCATATAATCCTTTTAATATAGCTCTATTTATACCAAGAGATTTTTTAGATACATTGTTATATTGCAAAGCTGGAAATATTGATTTAACAAAATCTTTAACGCCAACCTCTTGCATACGTTCAGATATTTTTCTTCTAATACCATTTGAGTCATTGACCGTAAGCGTTTGTGCAGCTGCTAATATAGATCTAGGATCTACAGAGTATTCATTGGCCGCTACAGCTTTTAAAACAGAATACGCCACACCGTTTGGTTTAACTTGATTTTTTGTTTGTGATCCAGTAAAAGGCTCTTGAGACATTATATCTTTTTTAACATCTTCATATAATTTACCTTCAACGTCATAGTTAGTTTTGTTTACGGTTTTGGCTATAATATCATTTGTCTTTTGCTTAAAATTAACTTGGTCTCTAACAAATTTTAATTTAGGCGCTGTTTCTGGCACTCCTTTGTTAAAATTTATTTGTTGTTGTAATATAGGTTGGTTTTCAAAATCTTCAAGTCTTTTATCCTTAACATCAGCTATTGGTCTATCTATTAAGCCTTCAGAAGTTTGCATTTGCAAACCTACTGTACCTGGTCCACCTTCTTGTTCAGCTTTGTCTATTGCTTCGTTTTTTATTTGATTATATCTAACTTTAAGTAATGGGCTAGCATATTTTACAAAGTCAGGGTTTATACCTGGATCCCAAGTATTTGCTAACGTAGCTAATTCTGTAGCAAAGCCACTAACAAAATGTTTTCTTTTTACTTTTTTCTTTTCTTCTAATGTTAAACCTGACTTAACTTTATCTGCCACGTTAGCTCTTTGAACAACAAGATTTAAATTATTTTTAATTAACTCTTTTTTTAAGTCTTGATTTTCAGGTAAATTCCAAACTTGCTTTATTGTTATACTTGGATCTGCTTGTCTATATGTTTGAAATAAATCATTTAATGTATTATAAATATCAGCGTTTACATCAGGGTCACTTTCTTTAGCTAGATCTTCTATTGCTTTAGAGAAGTTAACAGATACACCTTCTTCTTTAGCTTTTTCTTTTATTAAATCAACATAAACTTTTATCAAGTTATTACTAACACCTTTACTCTTTAAAGCTTTCTTAATTTTTCTTACTTCACCTCTAACATGTTTACTTTCTTGTTGCTCTAAGTTTTCTACAATTTGTGCTATTTCTCCACCAACTACTATACCTTGATCTATTTTGTTTATTAAGTTATCTGAAAATTTACCTTCTTTTATACTAGTATTAAATTCTTTAATAAAGTTTAAAACTTGTTTACCGTTAGTTAGTTCTAAATTAGCACCAAATGAAGAAGCTATATTTTGAAACACGTTACCCACTCTATCCATCATCGATTCATTATACTGAAGAGAACCTGTTGCTAAAGCATCTAAAAACAAAGTCATTGATTCTTCCATACGTATAGCATAAGAAGAGCTATTATAAGCTTCTAATCTTTTTCTAAAACCGCTATCTAAAACAGTTTTAGGGTCTATTTTTTTTAAGTGTTCAAAGAACGTGTGTCCTAATGCTAATTTTAATTTAGGATTTTTCTTAGTAATATGATTTAAATAAAAGTGAAAGAACTCATGACTAGCAACGTTAGCACCACCTGTGGTAACAGCTAGGTCTTCGTTTATAATTATTTCATAACCATTTTTAGTTGGTAAAAACATACCATGAGCCGTAGTAGATTCTTGTATATAGTTTTCTATATTAACAAGCTTTCCATTAACGTCTATAGTTGTAACTACTTTACCCGTGCTTATTTGTACTAGTTGTCCTTTTCTATTTCTTTTAAATCCTAATTTTTTTAACCAAATTTTTTCAACTTGTTTTGAGTTAGAAGCTTCTGTTATTTTTAGGCCTTTAAACTCTGGTGTGTTTTCTACTATGTTTTTAACTTCTTTTAAAGTTTTTTTGTACAATTTTTTGTTTTTATAAAACACAGAATTAGGATTTTTTAATAACTCTAATTTTATAGGAGCTAATATATTATTTTTTAATCTATTTAATTGATTTATTTTTCTTCTACCTTTAGCGGTTATTTTTTCACTACTTATTTTTTGTATCTCAGCATCTATTTCTTTTATTTTATCAGCCTGTTCTTTTGTAGCAATGCTTAATAATTCTGTTTGTACAGCTTTTTGTTCAATAAATCTTTGTTTTAAATTAGGTGTTTTTACTAGATCTTGATCTAAATTATTTTTATTAAGTAGTTTTCTAGCAGCTTCTAATGCAGTAAAGTCATTATTAACATATATGTCTGTATTTTTAGTAATATCTCCATTTTTAATAGACTCTCTAATAGCTTTTAACCAAGATTTTTTATCTTTAAAACTTTTATACTTAAATTCATATTTTGATTTTTTAGAAGGACCGCTAAAAACAGAGCCGCCAACAGACATTACGTTAAAACCAATACCCATAGCACCAACAGTCATAAGAGTTTGTCCAAGTAAATCATAGTTTAATCCTTCAAGCTTTCCATCATCACTCCATTTTAAAAAGCTGTATGGATTGCCAAGAATACCATCATTAAATCCAGCTGCAAATAACTCTTCTACAAATTCAACAGGTGTGTTCTGCCAAGCTACAAGACGTTTTACTTCGTCCATATTAAGCCCAGTTACAGAAAACTTAGTATCTTTCCATCTTTGAAGACCTTTAAGGCCTTTACGTGTATTACTAGCCCATTGTAAATATTTATAAGCAACAAAGTTTGGCACAAATTTTTCTTTAAATTTACTAGAGTTAACTAACTTGCCAAGTTGAGTATCAGGCCCAATCATTTTATTTTTTAATGAACTAGTCCAATCTTTACCTCTATTTAAAAATTTACCACCACCAAACATTAACAATCTACCAACAACAGCTTCTGTTATAAGTTCGCTCCAAGTTGTACCGTACGATTTAGCTAAAAGCTTTAATGTTGAGTCATGTATCGTTTCAAATGCCCCACCCTCTCCTGTTCCAAATATTTTTAATTCACCAACTTCGTTAAAGGCAGCAGAAAACTCAGGTGTTGCAAGATCTTGAAATGTTTGATTCATTCTACCACCAACAAATCCTAAAGCACTAGTTGTAATTGTAGAATAACCTATTAAATCACCCATTACATCTAATCCAAATGTTAGATTTTTTAAAGGTTTTTTTGTTACTTTATCAATTATAACTCCTTTTCTAATAGCTAAATTAGACATGTTTTTAGTAAAAGATGTTTTTATTACTTTGTTTATAATAGCTTTTTGCGGAGCTGAAGCAGCGCTAAGCATTGCAAATTCTGCTAACCAGCTAAGAGAGTGTTTAAGGGCTGCACCACCTTTTTTACTATGGCTGTAGTAATTTTCTTGCAAGCCTTGCAACTGTCTATCATAAGATGCCATAGCAACAGTATAGGTTTCTAAAGCTGTTAATTTTTCCCCTGAAGCTTGTTTTTTTATAAGGTTTTTTATTTCTCTACCATCTGATGCTAGTATATGGCCCATGAATATAGGTGTAGACTTCCACCAATCACCGTCAACAAGTCCTTCTAAAAATTGTCTAGCACCTGATTTGCTGTCGTTAAAATCTTCTAAGGTTGCATCTTGTATACTTTCATTATATCTAAGTGACTGCTCTATACCGTCTTTAACTTCTTCGTTTAATATTCTACCTATTTCACCTATTAGCCAATCTTGAGTTAACGTTATTTTCTTAGGATTTCTACCGTTAGATAGCTTGCCCGAATCGTATATATTATTTTGTATAGTTATTGATTTTCCTTTTTGTAATTTTTTAACAATTTCTTCTCCTCTAGGATGTGACTCTTTTATTTGCTCAAATAATTCATTTTTTATTTCAATTATATTTTTATCTGTATTTAAAAGAGATGGACTAAAAGTGTAATGCTTAGTGTTTGTTCCTTCTTTTCTAGAAGTCATAGTGTCTCTATAGAAAAATTCTCCTTTATTAGAGTTCCAATACCATGAGTGCTTAGCATTTAAAACGCCGGTTTCTTTATTAAAAGTTCCCATGGCGTCTATAGTTTGTATTTTATTTGTTTGTATTAATTCAAATGTATTTTTAAATTTATCTGAAATTAGTGTAGCTATATTAAGCGCGTCTGCCTGTAAATATAAAAGCGAGTCTTCATCTTTTATATCAAGGCGTTCTACTTCTCTATCACGCATTTTACTGTGAAAAAAAGCAGCAAATTCTGTCTTAGCATCGATAGCATCTGGGCCGCCATCATCATAACCTAATTCTTTTGAAAGATTATTCCACAAGGCATTTAAATCACCTATTTTTTCATAATAAGTTTTTGTGTTCCAATTACCGTTATTAACAAAATAATTCAAATAACTATTTAATCTATCTTCACCAAATATAGAATAATTATTTGTATAAGTTTTTGAAAACTTTTCCATGTCATCTTTAGAAGCTTCAACTATTAATGGCTCTAATTTTTCTTCTCTAAATTTTAAATATATAGGATTTTGCCACAACATTTCATTTCTAAAATTGCTAACTTCTTTTTGTAAATCGTCGTTAAAATATTTAGCTTCTAGTTCGTCAAATTTATCTTTAAGATTGTTATTTAATTCATCAACATCTTCTTTTTTAAAACAGTCTGTAGCAAAAATTCTTTGTGATTGACCAGATTTTAATCCAGCTCTATATTGTGATATTGATGGCACGCCTCTGTCACAAGATCCATTTGGAAACTTTTTTGCAAAATCTTCTTCTAATTTTTTTCTTACTTCTTGATATTCTGTATCTAATTTTTCTGACTTACGTCTAATACTAGGGCCAAACTCTTTATCTATAGCATCTTGAATTGTTTTAGTAACTAACGATCCAGAAAAACCTTCAACCTTATCATCAAAAAAGTCTTCTTCTAACTGATCTATTTGAGGCTTTATAGTAGACTTATATTCTGCTTGCTCGGTATACCAAGGCCAAAAAGCATTATTAAATTTTTCCGATTCGTATTCACTAATAACCGCTAACACATTAGAGTCACCATCTATTTTAAAAGGATTTAAGTTTTTTAAAGTAGTGTCTTTATAACTATCAGGAGAAAAAATATCATCAGTGTTAATGTTGTCTTCAAAGTTTATCATTTTAGAAGGGCTAACATCTTCACCTTCGCCTTCTATTGGCTCTCCAATCTCAATAGCAGGCTCGTATATTTTACCAGCAATTGATGTGCCTTCTGTTTCTTCAGCAACATACCAATTAGGATTTTTTTCTAGTAAGCCTTCATATAAAAATTTAAGCTTTTCATATTCTTGTATTCTACCTTCTTCTTTCCACTGTTTTTTGGTTTTACCTTGTATAGTTATTATACCGTACTCACCCCAGTCTATTAGTTTATTTTCTTTTTTACGAAACGGATCAAACCAACCTTCACCCCAACTGTAACCAAGTGAAGAGTTTCTGTTTTTAATTTCTTTAGGATCAATAAGTTGGTCAAGTAATTCTTTATCAGATAAGCCATCTGGGTTTAATTCTTTCATTAAACTTTCCATGCTAAGTGTATTAGCTGCTGGCGTTAGATCATCATCATCACTTTTCTTATCATCTGTTTTTTCTACTTCTACAGTTTGCTCAGGATCAAAATCAAAGTTACTTTCACCGTAGTCAAAATAACCACCTGCATCGGCTGTTACAATGCCATCGTTACTTGAGTCTGGTAATACCAAAGAAGTATCTACCAATGATGATTCCGTATCTATTGTTGTTGTTTTGATTGGTTGGGACAGACTTGTCCCTTTGGGCTTTCCCAGGCTAGGCTCTTCTTGCTTTGTGTTATCGATTTTAAAATCTAAACTATCAGTATCAATGACCTCTCTTGGAAAGTTGTTTTGATATTTTTTTAAAAATTTATTTTTATTTTCTGGACGAACGTATGCCACTTCTGGTTTGCCGTCTAGCATTATTTCAAATTTTAAATTTTTCATAAACTGTTTCGTTAGTTACCCGTTAATAAATTGTTTTACGCAAATTCGTATGGATCGTATCCAGCTTCTTCTTGGTTTTGTAAATTTGGTTTAGTTCTATTTTGTTCTGCAAACTTAGTAAAATACTCAGCTACATAATCTATAGTTTGCTCTTTGTTTTTTAATAATTCTTCAAATATAGCTACAGCATCTTCAAATGATATCTTTTCATCTTTTAGCTCTTTGTCAAAATCTTTATATGAAGACATCATTGTAGATTCAATAAAGTCATCTCTAAAGTTTCTTCCACCAAATATCTCATCATTTATTAAAGAATCTAAGTTACCTTTAACAATAATGTTGTTTCTTATATTTCTAAACATGCCGTCTCTGTTAAAATCACCACTTTTGTTAACATCACTTATTAACATGTTTATTGCTTTTTGAGAATCTTCGTCTATTTTTTTAGAATTAACAAAATCCTCTAGCTCGTGTAAATACATGTCAACATTGCCTGGGCCATAAGGATTTGGCATATTAAAAACAGGTTGGTCATTTTTTAATTCGTAATCCATATTTCCTGTTGCAAAATCTAATAAAGCAGAGCCAAATCTTTTAGAAAATTTACGAGCAGGATTTTTACCAAATACTTGTTCGTCTGCTAAACTATCTAGTATATTTAATTTAGTTTCTTCAATTTCAGTAACAGTAGCTGACGTGCCATATAAACCTTGCACCATATTACTTCTTACGTTAGCGTCAGTTTCGTTAGCGTAACGATCTCTGCCAGCATAAATAGCTTCTTCTAATCTTTTTTTTACTATAGAAGGTAAGTCTTTTCTATTAAGCTCTATGTTTACTATTTTTTTAAAATCTTCTTGCATAATTTAGCTTGTCATTTCTTTTATTCCAGCACCTAATAATTGACCACCGGCTTGCTGCATGCCTTGCGATACCATTTGATTACCCGCTTGTTCGGCTCCAATTCCAGCTTGTGCAAACATGTTTACTCTTTGTTGATCCATAGCCATTATTTGACCGTATTTTTGCATTTCCATTTGTTGAGACTGTCTTTCTCCTTGCGCTTGTAGTTGTTGTATTTGAGCAGCTTGTTGTTGCCTTGCCATTTGATTTTGCCTTTCTTGTTGCCCTATACTAGCAGCTGATCTTTGTGAAGCTAATTGACCTTGTTTAGCAAGAGACTGGGCTAACGCCGCTATACCGCTACCACCGGCAGCGCCTCTAAGACTTTGCATTATATTAGCTTGACTTTGTTGAAAAGACTGTCTTTCAAATTCAGCTTGACGCTGATCAACAGTTAAGTCTTCCATAGTATTTTCTAAATCCATAAATGGATTACTAGTATCTAAACTTTCATATATAGCTCTTTGTCTATCAAGTTTTTGCTGAGCTTTTTTTTCTTTACGCTTCATTCTTTTTCTCATCTTTCTTTGAGCTATACCTCCATAAATTGACCCTCCAGCCAATAATGAGCCACCTACTATTCCTAATACTATTCCTGACATAAGTTTTCTTTTTTAATATATTCTTCCATGTTAATAGAGTATAAAGATTTTTCAATATCTTCCATGTCTCTAGTGTTTGTTGGATTTTTGTGTACGTTTATAAAAATTGAATCTTTTAAAGATAATATTAATCTTTTTGCTCCTTTTAAAGATTTTTCATAACATGGAGCAATGTGTTCTACTTGTTCACCTTCAGTTGTTACAAGTATTCTTCCTTTTAACAAAAACCAAAAATGCTCAGTGTGATGTATTGCGCTAATAACAGCACAATCTTTTGGCATGTACATTTTTCGCATGTATAGTTGGTCTGCAAAATCATTTTCAATTCTAAAGCCCTCATCTATATAAGTAACTAATTTTTTACCATCACCATGAACAAAGTCTAAATGATTATTTTGTATAAGTAATTCTTGCGCCTCTTCTAAACGAGAAACAAAATTACTTACTTTATTATTAGATTTAATTAAATTTTTTGACATATAGCTACTTTTACTACTACTATATAGTTACATTTTTTAACAACTATTTACTACTTTCTGCTATTTCGCAAGATATAGCATACAGCTCTGCTTTTTCAGTAGAGTCATTTATAAATTTAGTTTTGCCAAAATAACCTTTTATATCACCTATATTTACTTCATTATCTTTTGCAAATAAAATAAAATCAGTTGTAGTAGGTGGTGTTGTATCTGCTGATATATTACATATTACATAAACACCACCATCACCAAATGTTATTTCATCAACTGTTCCTATTGTTGTCATGGCTTGCTGCTCTGTAATATCAGGAGCGTTAAATATGTCTGTTGGATTAGAACTAGTAGTAATAATAGGTAAATTAGGACTAAAATTAAGTAAGCTTTGCCCAGATACGTAAAAAACAGTATCACCAACTTGTAACGAAGCCGGGGCAGATGTTTGTTCTTCAAAAAATAATTCTATTAATGGCATATTTTAATTTTAAGCTGTTGTTATTATTTGATCTAAGTCTAAGTTCATTGTTACATCTTCAGTTCCCCATTTAATTATATTTACATCTGCGGTTAAAGTGCATGTTCCAGGTGTTGACGTTGGCAGCCCTGCCATTCTTATATTTGTTATTTCTATTTGAGTACCCCCATTAGTAGCAGACACTGAATTAGTCCACATTGAAGCACTAGCGTCAGTACTAGACCAAGTTGGTATACCTTCAGTAGTGCCTACAGCTGCTATTCTTTTTCCACCATCTGATGTTATTGAGTAACTTATTTTAAAATAAGAAGAAGTCGTGCCTTCAGGATAAATTTCTCTATCTCTTATTTCGTACGCAAACGCGTTAGCTTTTCCAGTTTTAGTAAATACAGTAGTGGGTCCGGTATAACCACCATCTGTTTCAGAAACCGTTAATCTTAAAACAGGATCCATGTGCTGCTCAATAGTAAAATGAGGCTCTTCACTTGGTATGTTTCTACCGAATACAGTTTCATTTAAAGGAAATAAATTTATAAAATACTTTTGATCTCTAGTAAAAGTAGCAACAGCATCGTCAGCGGCTGTTACAGACTGAGATAACACAGCTTCTGTTGAGCTATTTAAAGCTGTTACTGTAACAGTATCACCTGTAGATATAGTGTCCATTTTTAACCTGTCACCAACTCTAACATTAGTTAAAGCATCAAAAGTTGCAGTAGCACCACTTAAACCACCACCCATGTTAATTGCAGTTGTTAATACTGTAGAATTATATGGTGGAAAATATTGTCTATACTCACAGTAAGTATCGCCGCCTTCAAATTTTTTATTAATAGCATCTATTTCACCGTACACAGGATTTAAAACTTTAGTTGTTGGAAAGTATGTAGAATCTACTAATCTTTGTTCAATTATAGATTTTTTATCAACGTCATCTGTTACAGTAAAATTAAACTCACTGCCTGGTGTTCCAAATATTTTTATTAATCTATTTTCTCCCGCGGGGCTTATTTGCGGAGGGCCAAAATCTACTCTTGTTATTTTTTTAACTACTTGAGGTATAGTTCCTTTATCTATAATTAATTTAACTTTATTTCCAGAGTTTGTAGATAAGTCAACTTTACTTTTAAAAACTAAATCAAAAGAATAAGCAGTTCTTCTATTGCTACTATCTCTTGTTATTGTTTTAGTTAATAACGTTAATTGACCTTGCTGAATACCAAAATATTTAAGATATGGTGTAGAGTTAAAGAAAAAACCTGAGCCTGCTGTTAAAGTTATAGTAGCAATAGATTTAGATTTATTAGGAGTAGCTTCTCCACTAAAATTAATTGTTGCTAAAGCAGATGCTACAGATTGATTTACAGTAGTGCCTCCATTTCCAGTAAAATTTGTTGTGATATCAGAATCAACGTCAAACTCTAAATCAAAGTTAGTAAAAACATCTATTCCACCACCATCAAACTCTGGATCATAAAACGTAGCCGTTCCGTCTATATCTACAATTATAGTAAAATCATCGTTTGGAACAACAAAGTCTGACGCAAGATTAACCGTAGCTGTTACTGTATTAGCTGGTGTGTTTGGTATTCCAGTGTCAGTAAAACTAACAGAGGCAACTGAAGACGGCAAGGCATCACCAATAGAAAAGTCTGAAGCTTGAACTACATAATTGCCATTAGGAATAATTGTTAAAGTACCAGATGATATCATATTACCATCTACTACGCTATCTCCCGACGTTTCTATAAATTGAAAAACAAAATTGCCATCAGCGTTGATAGCATTTCCAGCTACTGTATAATTATTTGCCATATTTTTATTTATTAAGGGGTGTCACCTTTATCTTTAATTTCTCCCGTTACATCACCATAACCACCAAAAGGAGTGTTAGTACCATTAGGAAATCCTATGCCTTGAACAGAAAACTCTGAAGCGTCTACATTACTTAAATTAGTAGTTATTCCTTTTATATAATTAAACCACTTTCCTTCTTTTTCTATAAACTCTGGCACTTTACCTTCTTGTAAATCTGTTATAAAAGAATCTACATACCAACCGTTTTTATTAAATAAATTGTAATCCATGCCATCAGCATAATTTTGAATAACTTTTGACTGAGTACCTTCGTAGTTTATTGCCTTAAAAGATTTTATCGAACTAGGATTATCATTAAATATCATTTCTAATTCAGAGTTATATTGAGTTCCATAAAAGTTATTTCTAGGAACAATGTCACCATTTAAATCAAAATCTCTATAATGTTCATATACTTTATTTTCTTTTGCTGTTAAATATTTACCAGAAACACTTACTGCTGTGTCAGGAATAAATGATTTAAAGCTAACCCAGCCTTTTCCAGCTTCATTAAAAGAAACTGTTATAGGTTGTTCACCTGTAGAAAATTGATATGATGTAAGAACATTTAATGTTGCATTATATTCTCCGTTTACAATATCAAAACTACCTATTATAGTATCACATATTTTAAGTTTTTCTCTAAAATAACTTTTCATGCCTACATTAGATATAGGTGTTAACCCGTCCATTGATAATCTTAAAACAGCACCTCTTTGTTTATCAGTAAAGTACATACGATAATTATCTACTGCTAGCGACTCTGGGTTTTTAGATATTCCGTAATCACCAGCAAACGGTGTCGCATCACCTAAAACTCTATTTGTAGCAACGAGTTGAGAGTTGCCATCAGCATTAAAGACAGCGTCTTTATTTGAAAGAACCTTTAAAACTTTATCTTCTGTAAATGAAACTAAATTATTATCTAAAGTTTTTAACGCTTGTATTGAACCATAAGCTGGATTTAAGTTTTTAGTTATCTTTTCAGCCATATTAAATTCATTCAAGTTATTTACACTTGATATAGAATTATATAAACCAGAATGAATTAAACCACTACTTATTGTTTCTTCTCCGTATTCTAAAAATCTAGAAGATACTCTACATCCATTATCTATTTGTGGCGCGTTAAAATCATCTCTTATTCTATCTGACTCTACACCATTACCAAAAGAGTAACAATTAAACCATGATAATTTTACAGGATAATTATAAACTTCTTCATCTAGTTGATAATAACCTGTTGTGCTTATAAAATTAACATTGTTAATAAATACTGTAGGCCCAACAGGCACAACTTGTCTATTTAAAGTTAATAAAGTAAAAGGAGTGTTTTGACCAAAAAACTCGCCAGCACCTACGACAAAAACCCCATCAGGTAATATATTACTACCAGATCCTCCAGTAACTTGCCACCTAGAATTAAATACAAGGCCACCTTGTGTTACTGTTGAAGCATTAGTAAATGCCTCAAAGTTAGTTGCCTGATTTACAAGCATATACTGTCTATTAAGCGGAGCAGGAAAATAAAAAAGCCCAACATTATCAACATTTAAATATCTTTCTGAAGGAGCAGTAGCGCCAGACGATAATATTCGCATGTGATCTTTAATTTTATTAAAAACAGTTAGGCCATCTCTTCTTTTTAAAGCAACTATATCATTTATTCCTAAACCAATGCCCCTATAAATATTAGTAATATCAAAATCCGCAATAGCTCTTAAAAGTTGATCACTGCCATCATAGAAGTGTTTAATTTCTATAGTTGAATTATTATATACTCTACCAATATAAGGTCTTCCAAATAAAATACCTTGTTCTGTACTTGAGTTAATTGTTGAGTTAACTATCCTTTTATCTAATTGAACCCTTGTAGATCTTCTTGGTGAAACTGAGGGCAAACAAAATAAGCTATTATTTTCTAAAGAATCTAACCTCATAGGTATAGCGGCGCTAGCTTCGTAATAAATATCTAAACCTTCTTCACTTTTTGGTTCAGTCTCCCAACAAGCTCTATCTGTAGTAATAGTAATATCTTCGCTGTCTTCATCTTCTATTCTATTAAGCGTTTCTATGACAAACGATCCTAAACCATTATGTGGCACGTCACCACGTGGATCCCATTGATTAATATCTACTCCTGTACCTGGTATACCAGCACCTGACTGCGGGTCTACTCTTTGAAACTTAACAACTATTGATTCTCTATGCGTATATTCATGTCCATCTTCTTCGGGTTCACCTGTTATGTTACGAGATTGAATTGTTATTTCAGCGCTATTAATATTGTATTGAGTGTTAATTCCTCCTCCAGAATCAGGACTCCAAGAATCTTGATATGTAAAAACAACAGGTATTACTCTATATAAATTTTGACCAGGATCGCCTCTAAATCTAAAATATTGACCTTCTGTTTGCATTCTTGATTTAAAAACAGATTGCGCACCAGCTGCAAATGAAGCTCTAGTTGTACCGGCATTATTAATAACAGATAAAATAAGATAATTATATTGACCTGGTGAGGCATCAGCCCCGTGTATTAATCCACTATTAGAATTAAATCTTGCTTGAGGTGGAAAAAATACAGTTTGTTCACTTGAGTAATATTGCGGTTCACCACCACCAGGTTGAAACTGTACTCCATATACAGCTTCTGATAAAAGACAAATTAATCTATCATCATAGTCATCTCCGCCATCAGGACCATTACCAAAAAAATAACGCCAATCAAAAGTATTACCACCAGTAGGCCCAACCCCACCGCCGCCTGCAATTTGGTCGCCACTCCAACTATCGCCATCGTGTATCTCTCTAGCAGCTTGTAAGCCATCTAAAAATATATCAGCTTCTCTTAAAGAGTTATTATCCCACCAATTAAGAAATTCTTTCATTTCAGTATTAGTTCCAAACGGAAATCCATAACCGCCTGCTACACCATCTACATTTCCTATATTACCTAGAGTGCTAGGATCACCAATACCAAAAGTATCACCTACATTTGGGTCAGTAGCATAACTATTCCAAGATGACGCTGAAAAATTACCAACATTTGAAGCATTATCATTAGCTGGGTTATTTTTTCTATTTGTTATATAACAAACTCTAACAGCTCCACTTAACGCATATTCGTTATAAACACCTGTTAAAACTCTAGTTTCTACAATAGGATCTTTTTCTATTTTAACAAAAAATCTTCCATCAAATTGAGCTTTATTTTCAACAACGTAATCAGCTAACTCAACTTCGTACTTAATAAAATACTGGCTGTCTGGATCATCTACATTAGCAACATTATTAAAAAGATCTAGACCGACATCACCACCAAGACTTTCTGTAAAATATAAATAGGCATCAACTTCTTCTCTTTTAAATTTAGACTTAAGAACAATACCCATTTTCGTACCTGAAAAAGTTCCATCATCACTTACCTGTCCTCCACGCAAAATTCTTGATATAGTTTTCCATGGAGACTTGTATTCTGCAACTGGAATAGTGTTGTTGTTTATATTAGCAGGCGCAACTCCAAAATACTTAGCTGTAACTCTAGCTTTTGGTATTCCTTTAAAATCCTGCATAGAAACGCTAACGTCAAAAAAGTGAGCTTGACCTGTTTCTAAAACATTATCATTATATAATTTTAAAGGATTTGCATTTGAAACATCACCTTCATCACCTGAGTAAACACCATTGTAAGTAAGGCTCATTTTATCCATTAACCTATAGTCAAGCTTAATATAATCAGGCGCTTCACTAGCTATTGCAAGTATTTTATATCTAGCCTCTTCTTCTACAGGTAATTGACTACCATTTTCATTTTTTAATATTAAATATGTTTCTTCATCAACTTTGTTTCTATCAGCTGAATTAAAAGAAAGCCACACGTTACCATCTTTAGCTTCATACCACCTATCCATTACTAAATTATAGTACTCGCTAGAAGTTTCTTTAACATAGTATTTAGCGTAACTCATCCATTCATGAGGTTCTTGTCCTATTTGGTCCCAGTTTTGTTCAACTTTAAATTTATTACTTTTGTGAGCAAATTTTTTACCAACACTAATATCGCCCGTAGTTACAGCATTGTCGTTATCTTGTCCAGTAGGAACACCACTAGAAATAACAGGCGTTTCCCTACCATGCTCATCACCATAAACTACTCCAAACTTATAACTTCTAGACGCTTTTACTGATTTTAAAGGTACAGGAAACTGTACATCATCTGATATTAATGTTTGTTTTAAACCAACTGGCGCATCAATATTATAACCCTGTGTGTAGTTTCCATAAACTAATCTATTAGCAGTAACTTCTTGCGCGACTGCATATCTAGGAACATTATCCCATCCTCTTAATATTTGATTTTCTTCAATAACTCTTTCTATTATCTCAGATGTTATTTCTATAAACCCAGTGTTATTAGTGCTGTTATCTGTATAAAGTTCCCACTCAGTGTCTATTTCTCTTGTAATACTTTTAACTACATACACATTAGCATTATCTGTAGTTTTCCAAAGTATTTCTACGGTTTCAACATCATTTGGTCTAATTAAATCATCGGGTATAAATCCTGTAATTCTTAATACTCTTAAGTTATTAATCATTCCTTTATTAAAACCTTGACTAGGGGAATAAGTAAACGTTCCAGGTAAAAAAGCTAGTTCAGACCATGGAGAAAAAGCTGAGTATTCATTATCGTCGTATTTATATCTATAAGCAAACCTACCAAATTTTGTTTCAAATAAAGGAGCGCTTTGTTCTAACGTTACAGTCCAAGAAGTATTTATATTAAGTAAATCATCATCAACAAAAAGAATTTCTACTTCTACGCTGTTATTATTAATAGCTACTAATTTAACTCTTAAAACGGCTGGATTTCCTACAAATGTATTATCTGTAAAAATTAATATATCGTTTAATTGAAGGTCTATTTGTCCTTCACCAGTACCTATTTCAGGAAATCCGTTTACTGTTTCAACTATAGTCTCTTCTGTTGATGCATCTTCAATTTGTACAGAATATTCACCTATAGGTATAGACCTAACAGTGCCTACAACTGGAGTAATTGGTACAGAATTTGGATCGATAAAATTATAATATTCAATTCCAAAACTAACCAAAGTTTCTCTGCCACTAACAGCCATTTCAAGAAAAGGAGGTGTTGTTGGTTTTTTCTTTATAACTGTTATGTTTTCTTTTTTAATATCAGAGGTTGTTACATTTTCTAAATCTGTTACTTCAACTATATCTCTTGTTAGCGGATTTGTAACAAAAAGTTTTGTGTGTGTTCTACCGTTATTTGGTACACCATTAATATTAGTACCAGCTTTAGCTCTTGTTATATTTATTTTTTTAGGTTCATTTTCACCATCAGTAAACATTAATAAATTATCTAAAACATTTACTCCAGTTATTAGTTTATTATAATTAAACTCTAAAACTCTTTCTTTATGTATAAACTTCATTACACGGCAGCTGCCAGTTAAAGCTGTAGATTGTTGATTTGCTAAAGTTATTACATTACCGTTTATATTTATTATTTCAGATCCAGCTACACCGTTTTGATCAAAAATAAGATGAGTACCATTAAGTTCTTGAGCATATACAATCATGCCTATTCTATAATTAGCACCATTGTCAACAGTAAATTGAGTATAATTAGCGCTAGCAGTTGGAGATCCAGCGTCTTCCCATTTTCCAGTTACAGCAAAAAAATCTACAAAAATTGGTACAGAAACGTCAGGAACTGTTTTTATTTCCATTATACTATCAACCCAAAAAACTTCACTAGAATCTTGTAACTCTATTATAGTTTCAGGTGCTAAATTTTTTAATGAATTAATTGAACCATTTCTAAGTGGAGCAGCTGCAAAAAAATATGCCACGTCGTTTTTTTCATCTGCAACACTTGCTACCATTTTAGTTTTATTACCATCATAACCCGCTGTCATAAACGCAACTCTTTCCAAAGCTACATTACCTTCTATGTTTTGAATTACGCCAGCGTTACCTTCACCACTTGAATCAGAATCAGTAGTTCTAACTTGAACGTTTAAAGCTTCTCTATATTGGCCGTTAGGAACTAATCTCTCATCAAGATCTTTGTTCATTTTACCGGCTGTAAATGTGTGTTTAATTTCCGGCATAATTATTTAATTTGTTTACCCATACCTTTTAGTACTTGTGTAAATTCTTCTATTTTAATATTTGACAATCTAATTTTTGCTTTTCTAGTTTCAGCAAATCTTTCTTTTTTAAATCTTTGAACTATATACTCTGGTATATTAGATCTTGTAGATAATATACCATACACTATATGTTTATAACAAGCTTCTTCACAAAATTTATGCACAACCATTTCAGCGTCAGTACCTAATCCATCACTAACATAATGTAAAGTTATTGTTTTACCAGCTAAGTCAGAACCAAACTTTATTAAGCCTCTTAATTGATCAATAAAAAAACTACCATTTATTTGAGAGTGCTCAGGCTCTAGTCCATATCTTCTACCTTCTGTTGATATTTCTATATCTGAAGAATAATTAATATCGTATAATTGATAATTTGCTGGAGTTTGACTTTGAAAACTAGTTGATGTATTACTTGGTACTTGTTCTATTAATGTGTCTGTACCTGTAGTAGGATCGTTATCAGAATCATCATTATCTGTATCTGTAAATTGATAAACACCGTCTACTTGAGTTATAGCAAATGGATCAGATGTTTTTCTAGCTGGATATAAAGGTCTTTCTAAACCATCACTACCAACTCTAACTATTTTAATATAGTTAACATAATCTTGAGGTAGTATCATTGAAAGCGTATTAGGAACTTCTATTTCTTGAGATTTAAAAGATCTTAATACATCGTATGATAATTCTTGTATGGCGCGCATAGCATGAAACTGAACTTCAGTTCTATTAACTTTAGATATTATTTTACTTTCACCTACGTATGTTATCATAAATGCTTTTATTATATTATCTAAAGTAACAAACTGATAATCTCCGTAATTAGCAGAGTTACCAGATCCATAATAAGTTGCTTGGTTTGTTCCGTCTAGTAATCCCATAATTAACTATTTTGTTGTTGTTTTGTTAACTGAATATCAGCCATACCTGCTTGATAAACATCAGGCTGTTTTATTGTAACACCTGCTAGCATTAAAATTCTATTTACTAAATTTTCTTCTTCTGACGCGTGCAATTCAAAATCTTGGGCATCACTAGCTGATCCATTATAAAGAGCTTTACCACTAACGACAACATACGTCCAGTTTGGAGTAGCTGGGCGTTTATAAAAACTAACTTCAAAAGTAGTAGTAGTAGTTGGAGCTGGATGTATAGTTACAATATTATTATCTTCTCTTACAAAAACAGATCTAGTTGTGCTAGCCTTTAACAGAGGGTGTGATTGCGTATATGCTATTTCGTGCTTGTTTACTTGAGTTACTTCATTTCCGTTTAAAGTTATATTTATTAACTTATGCATGTTTATAGGTAAAGTTAAATTAGGTGTTTGAGAAGTTGATAATGTTACTTCTTCATCTACATAAAAAGGATGTAACTTTTCTTCTATCATTTCTAATTCATCAGAATAATCCATTTGATTTTTAGGTTTTCTATCAGACATTTTTATTCCATGAAAATAATTATTATATATTTCCATTTGAGCTTTGTCTGCAAATAAATTAAACTCTTGAGGTGTTATATAACCTCTTTGTTCTTTATTAGCTATAGCTAAAACTTTTTGATATACCCTGTTTATATTTGTTGCCATTACTGTTTATTTTACTATTATATAGTTACATAATAAAGCGGAAGGTTAGCCCCTAAATAAAAATAGCCACCCGTAATGAGTGGCTATTAATATTAAGTAAAAAGATTATTAATTAAATCTTTTTTCTATTTGAGTATATATTTCCATACCTTCGTCAGTTTTAAACCAATGTGCTAAAGCTGTATATGGATGTTCATCAAAAGGAACTGTCATTAATTTTCTATCAGTTGATCCCCACATAAAGTATCGTTGATCACTTGATAATTTTAATATTCCTTCTTCAACAGCTTTAATACCAAAGTTTCTAAGTTGAACGTTATCATCAGTAGCTAATTCTAAAAATAAATCAGGATTTTTTCTAGCAAAAACTAACAAATCTCTTTTTATTTCTTTGGAACTCATTCTAGATACCTCTGAGCCTTTTTCTACTCTTATAATAGCTTCGGCTAAATCAATTTCCATTTGCCTAGCCATTAATATAGCATCTGCTTCTAGTTCTAGTCTGTCAATTTGACTTTCAGCTACTTCAACTGGTTTATACTCATAAAATAATTTGTCTTTATGAGGGTGATATAAAGATAAAAATTTTTGTAAAGTAGATTTTTCTTTTTCAACAAATAAACTACCACTTCTAAAAATAATATGTTCTAATCTTTGATCACCTTTCATTTCATCAACAAAACAAGTGTTTTGATTTTGACAATATTTTATTTCTCTTTCGTAGCCTTTTTCTTTATCAAACCAAAATAAATTAGAAGCTCTAACAGTGTATGATAATGGTTTTCTTCTTCCTTTCAAATAATAAATTCTATCTTTTACTTCCCAAGTATTTTTTGGTTTAGCTTTTATTTTAGGAGCTTCAACCTTAGGTTGTTCAACAACCACTGTTTCTTCAACTATAGGTTCTTCAACCTTAGTTGTTGTTTTTTTCTTTGCCATAATATAATATATAATATAATTAATAAAAATATAAGGGCGATACGTGACCGCCCTTATAAATAAATAGTCTTACTTCATTAACATAAAGTTGTTAGCACCTTGAGTAACTAAACATCTTTCAGATAAAAAGTGTAACTCCATTGCATCTAACGCTGATGTAGCAGCTCCAACTGAACCAGTGGTCCAAGTCTTCATTCTTCTATCATCAGTAGCAGAAGCTCTGTATCTAACGTGTAAGAAAGGTCTCTTCATGTTTTTACCCATAGTTTGGTCATAAACTGTAGAAACACCAGCTGGTATCATAACACCTCTAATAGCATTAGTTGCATTAGCAGCATTAATACCACCTCTTGTAGCTAGATCGTTTAAGTATCTAAAGTCAGATTTGTAGAAGTCATAAGAACCTCTTCGGAAACCTGAGAAGCCTAAATTTAACGCCATGTCTTCGTCGTTGTCAAATACTCCGTAAGAAGTACCTCCAGCTCCGTAAGAATTCATTGAAGCAAGCATGTCATCCATTGCTAAACTAGTAGCTCTGTTTACAAACATCATGTATTCTTCAATAGCACCTTGTTTGTCAAACTCAGCTAATATAGCATCGAACTCAGCTAAATCAGTAGCAGCGTTAACACCAGTAACACCAGTAGTAACATTACCTCTGTCTTCAATAGCATCAAATAAACCTTGAGTACCAACTGCATCATCATCATCTATACCTATTAATTCAGTATCAACTGTAGTCGCGTTACTTCCTCTAACGTGCTCTAGCATAGACATTTCTAAATAGTCATTAAATCTAGCTCTTGTGTCAGATTCTGCTTTTAAATACCAAAGGTAACCTGATTGCCCCATTTCAGTTGAAACTTCAACCCAACCGATTCTTGAAGCGTCTGATCCAGATACTTCGTAGTAATCTTTTAATATAATTGGTTTGTTAGTAAAACTTTTAAACTGAGGCTCATTAGCTCCTCTACCATCTGCAGTACCAGAGTTTCCATACTTTTGTCCTTTTGCAAACTCAGAACCATATACTAATATAGTAGTTCCACCGTCAACAGTAGCAGTAGCTAAATGCTGGTTGTTGTAATCTCTAACAGTGATATCATCACCAGAAACAGATTTAACTAAACACTTAAATACACCATTTGCGTTAGCTACTAAAAGTGTATCATTTTCTCTAATACCATGTTGTGTTGTAGAAGCTCCAACAGATATAGCATCAGTTGTAGAAGCGTTACCGCTGTTACCATCTATATCAGTTTGTATTGTAATAACGTTTTGAGCGTCTACCGCACCTTTGTAAGATAAATGTAATCTACCTTGTTCAGACCAGATGACTTGATCAGCCGTCATAGCCTCTTCAGCACCTACTTGAGAAAGAAAGCCTGATATAGTTCTCGGTCCGAAAACTTCAGCTTCTTTTTCCATTAGGTCTGGTACATATTGTTGACCCCAACCAGCATTGGTTGATAAGTCTAGATAGTTTGTAGATAACGCTTGCTGCTGTGGAGCAGGTACGCTATTTAAACTATCGCCAGGATTAATTGCCATAATTTATAATTTTTAAAGTTAATTTTTCTTTCTAATTTTAAAAGACCTATTTTTAAGTTCAGAAGAAGATTGACCTAAAACCCTATATTTAACACCCCCAACATTAGTTTCGCCGTGCATTTTTCTAGGTTCTAAATTAATATTTTTATCTTTAGCAACTTGACTTTTAATAGCATCTGCTTTACCTTGCTCGTAAAAGTGCTTAGCAATAGCATCTGGATTCATAGCTGTATATAAAGACTTATGATAACCCGCTGCATCATCAATAGTTACTTTATCATCACCAACAAACTTGTTAATGAAATTAGTAATATCGCTTTGGGTTGTTTTTACTTTATCTACATCTTTAACATTAAACCTATATTTTTTATCTCCGACATTATATTCAAAACCTTTGAAATTTTGTCCAAAGAAACTATCGGTTTTATTTAAAAAAGTCCTTTTGCTTTTTTTAGTTAACTCCTCCTGTTTTTTAGAGTCTTCATTGTATTTGTTGTAGAAATTAATTGCTTCCTGTTGTTCAGGTGTCAATTTTGACCCAGCTTTAATTTCTTCATAGTATTTAGACTTTTGCCTGTCTAAGTGGGCTCTAGCCTCGGCAACTTGCTCTTTGAGGGCTATTTTCTTTTTACGTATTTCTTTTGGATCTTCAGTATCTTCATCAAAACCGTAAGTGTCTTCTAATAAAAAGTTTCTTTCTTCTGCTGACAAATGAGATTTAGTTGTTCTGTAGTATTCATCTAAAACATCAGAGTCGTCTAATTTAGAAACATCTCTATTTAAATTTACGTAGTCTTGTATATCACCACCTGTTTCGTCCATAAAATCTACAAGCTTTTGTATATTTTCTGGTAATGGTTTTCCAGTAGCTACTGCTTCTTCAACTGCTTCTTCAACCGCTTCTTCAACTGCTTCTACAGTTTCTTCTACTTTTTCTTCTTCTGTAACTTCTTCCATTACTGGTTGCTCAGTTACTTCTTCTACAGTTTCCTTTTCTACGTTTTCTTTTTGTTCTTCAACAACTTCTTTTTGAGGAGGTGGGGCGTCTAAATCTATTTTAATAACATCTGGGTTATCAGCGCTATCAAATTTAGATTCATCTATAACATTTTCTATAACCTCTTCAATGGGTTGTTCGTTATTTTCTTCAGTTACCTCTTCGATAACTTCTTTGTTTTCTTCTGTCATAATAAAATTTTATAAAATATTAAAAATTAGAGACCGTATCTTTCCATACCGGCGTCCCCACTAAGTATATCATTACCTGATGATTCAAATTTATTAACGGAATCACCCTGTTTTCTTTGATCTATCATTTCTTTTTGACGATCAGCTTGTATATTAACTCTTTGATCTTTTCTATCTTCTCTCATTTGTTCTGTCTTAGAGTTAGTTTGTTGTTTTGAGTTTTCTAGTTTAGTGTTTAATTCAAACTCAAATTGCATTAACTCTTTTTTAAGCTGAACTTCTTGTTGTAAGTATTGTATTTTTAACTGACTTCTAGTTTGTTCTAGTTGAGCCTCGGCTTGTGTTTTAGCTTGCTGCTTTTGCATTTCAGCCTGCGCTGCTGCTTGAGCCTGCTGTTGTTGAGCTTGAGATTGAGCTTGTATATTCTCTTGTTGCATTTGTTGATCTCTAAGCATTTTAGCCTTTCTTTTTACTTTTAATAATTGATTAGCAAGTTTAACATTTCTAACATTACGTAAGTCTATAGCGTCATCTAAATCAATTGTTTTTTGTGACAACGCTGCTTGAATATTATTTTCAAGTAATTGTTTTTCTTCTTCATCTGGCATTAACTCTATAAATATACCAAAATCATATAAATGCAAATTTTCCATTTCTTCCAACGTGGCAACGTTGTTCGCCCCAAGAGCTCTTATAAAAGCTTCTTTAGTTGGAGAGTATTCTAATATATCTGATATACGTAACGATAAACACTCAGCAACTTCAGCTGTTATATAAAGCATTGATTGTAACACGTGTCTAGTTGCCGTGTTTGAATTTGCAGCTGCTAGTTTTTGTACACCAACTAAAGCGTCTCTATCCGGAGTGCTAGCGTCTCTAGCCTCATTTAACCCAGTTACATCTCTTATCATTTGCAAATAATAATTATATGTAGTAATTAAACTTTGTAATTTATTACTATTAATACCATTATTTATTTGTTGTATCGGAACTTTGCCAGGATTTATATCTCCTTCAGACGTAAAACTTCTACCTATAACACTACCAGTTTGAAAGAACATGTTTAAAGCTTCCTGTGGATTATAGTTCGTTCCATTACCTAAATCTATTTCAGCTAAACCATCGGCATCCATATAAACACCATCTGGTACCATACGTGCCATAACTTGTTGTAACTTTAAATGAGTTAACTGTATCATATCAGCAAAGCTAGTTATTCTACCTACCAAGCTTTCTATTCTGCCTTCATATATTCTCGGCGCTGTTATTTGATAATTCATTTTAACATTACTAAAATCAGAATCAGAACGCATCATATTAGGACACATTCGCCACTTTAAAACTTTATCAGCCCCTATAATATAAACGCCTTCATACAAAACTTCAACAACTCTTTCTAGTTTACTAAAGTCACCATCCATGTTTTCAACAGGTGGATTAAATGAATCGTCTTTTTGTATAACTTTTTCTCCACCGGCTGCTGTAGATTTTAATTTGTAAACATCGTTCATATACGTTTTATAATTAAAGTATAAAACATTAACTTTGTTTTTATCTCTATTAGCAACATAGTCTAATGGATAAGCATATTTATCTACTAAATCTTTTATTTCTTTTTCTGATAATTCTGGAAACTCTTTTACTAGTTCATTTATTGGTAGCTCTTTTACTTCACCGATATAGTATACGTCTTCAAAATATGGAGACTCAGTGTGAGAATATACTAAATCAGCGGGATCAACGTATTCTACTTTAGCGCCATTGCTAAAATCAAAAGTTGTTTTTGTAGCACCTATACCTAACACAGTTAAATCATACAAACACCTTTTTCTTATTAAATCATAATCGCTACCTTCTAATAAAACGTTTATAGCTTGTTCTTCGGCTAGTTCTACAGCTTGTTTGTAATTTAGCTGCATGTGCAAAGCTAATTCTTCTTTTGTATCAGGTAGCGTATCAGGATCGTTTTCATAAAGATCAATATCAAACAATTGCTTAGCTGCATCATTGTACTCTCTTGATCGCATATCTTTTAACACAGACTCCATATATTCTGTTCTTTTGCTAACGCCATACTGATCTTGAGAAAAACAATTTATTTCGTAGTTTCTTTGAGCCATGCCATTAACTACAATATCAACAAACTTAGGTATAATAGGTACCGGCTTCCAGTCTAAATTTAAATAAGACAAATCACCATTTATAGATAATTCATTTTTATATTTTTGTATAGGTTGTTCTCCCCTTGCGTATAATCTTAATGTGTGAAAATTAGTTTTGTGACTATTATATTTAGATGTAGTTCCAGAGAACCATTCATGCCTTATAGCTCTTGCTACTTTTAAACCATATTCTTCACTTAGTTTTTCTAAATCACTAACTGCTTGCGATGGAAAATGTATAGAATGTTCTTGTCTCATATTTTATTCTTAATTATCTGTGATGAAAATCCTTTATTATTATATTTTGATATATGTATATTTAATGGTGTTTTTTGTTTGTTTGGATTTGGTCTGTACAAATGTCTATTACAAGCCATTATTGCTAAACCAGAACTTATAGCAGCATCGTGCTTAGTTCTTTTATTTATATCAAACTTAGACCAATCGCTTAAAGTTTCATTAAAATACATAGTGCCATAAGTACCGTCTTGTAATAAACCAACGTGGTCATTTATATACATTTCAATAGCGGCTGCATGAGCTTGTTTTATATCTTCACTAGAGTTTGGTATGCCACCTACTTCTTTTTCTGCAACCGATAGTTTGTTCCAAACTTTATCTGGCCTGTTCATGCTAAAACCTCTATACCCTCTTCTTCTTAAATAATATAATAATCTTGGTTTGTTGTTTTCTGCAAGTAAAGGCATACCGTAAAAAACTAATGCCATTAAAACATCCTCAAAAAATATTTCAGCTGTTTGTGGTCTTGCTATATATTCAAGGAAAAAAGTATTTGCTGGAGCATCTTCCATTGAAAACTTTGTTAATCCATGCAGCGCACCTTTTGAACCTCGTTTATCTACCGTTCCAGATATATCATACGAGTCACAGCCAAATGCTCCCATATGCTCGTTGCCTGGATATCTTACGCCATTTTTAATAATAACGTTGTTTTGTAATTTTCCACCTGGCACCCAACTTATATTAAACCTACCATTAGGATCTGGGTTAAAAGTAACTAAAGTATCTTTTTTACCGTTTAACCATTGAAAATTACCAACAGTTGTTACTGATGAGTTTCTATTACCTTCGTTATAATCTATTTGCTCGTATATTTTTATAAGATTAAATAAACTATTTTTTGTTTCATCTCTAAACGCGTGCTCTTCAGTTCTAGGAAACTGGCGATAAAATTCATTTAAAGCATCTTGATCATCTTTTAAACCTTCAGCTTCGTTGTCCCAGTGATCAATTACACCGCAATCTATTTCTACTCCTTGCGGATCAGTTGCAGGGTTTTTAGGTGTATTAAAAACAGGTTGACCGTATTCATCAATAAACCCTTCGTAGTTCCATTCCATAGGAATAAAAAGAGAATATAAGCCAGATTTAGTTTGTCCATTACGATTACGTTTTGTTACATCAGAGTTATTATATAAATCTTTAAAATTGTCACCACCTTTATCAAGCGAGTTACTAGTACTACCCATCATGCATTTGCCAACTATTCTACTACCTAACCTTAAACAAGTTTTTGTAACTCTCCAGTTATTTCTTATATTATCAGGTCTTTCCCATTTACCACTTTCATCGTGAACTAACAAATTTAATTTTTCACCATCATAACTATTATCACCCGTGTTCTTCCAGTCTATCGTTGTGTCTAGTCCTTCAACGTCATCCATTTCCTCACGCTCACGTATTTTTCTACGAGTAAACTTCTTAGCTGGAACTCTATAAGCAAGTTCGGACTTTGGTCGGTCCATACCATCTTGTATCGGTTTAAAGAAAAATGGATAGTTGAGACTTATTGGCACAACTTTATCTGTAAACATTTTCTTTGCATCAGCCCCAGTTTTAGATAATATACCAAATCTACTATCACTAGCAAGTGTTGCTAAGTTAACTGTTTCAGCTGAGCTCATAAATGAAAAGCCAGAACGTCTATTTTTTAAATAACACATTCCGTAACTTCTTTTATCTGCTTTACAAGCTTCCCAGAATATAAAAAATAATCTATTTGCTTCTCTATAATCTGGAGCACCTACGTCTATTTTACTCCATTGTAGGTACATATAATGTGTACCTGTTATGTAGGTTGGTTTACCGTTATTCATAAACCAAAAACCTTCTTCTCTTCTTTTAAACTCTTCGTCTATATATTCATAATGATCTTGTTTAAAATCATCTGGATAATCTTGCCAGTCAAATACAGTTTTAATTTTTTTAAAAGCAGGGTTGGCAGGAAATTGTTTCCACTTTTGTTCTGTTTTATCTTTGCTGCAGCTATATATTTCTTTTGGTTGTTTAGGTAAAGCTATTTGCAGACCTTGTATTTCTATAACATCACTAATCATTCCAGTTCTTGATATAACAACTACATCGTTTTCTTTGTTATATCCGTATTCCCACTTTTTGCCTTTGTTTAATCTTTTAATAGTATTTAACCTTATTGGTTCTACTATTTTATATAAACTTTGCTCGTATTTCATTTTGATCTACCTTCTGCAAAACCTTTAAACTTAACTTCTTTCTTTTCTTCAACTTTACCTTCAAGCATGTTCTCTTCTTCGTTTATGCGGTTTAGTATT